AGAAAACAGCAATTAATTCTATGAATTTTGGTGAATTTTTTGGAATAAATGTAGGTTCGGATTTATCAGAAGTAACATATTTCACTTGCTTAAAAGTATTATCTGAAAGTGTTGGAAAACTATCTTTACACTTAAAAGATAATGATAATAACAAAATATTAAATCATGAGGCATTACAAAAATTGAAATTTTCACCAAATCCATTTATGACTTCAACACCTATGATGACATTAATGGAGATGTGGAGAAACCATCATGGGAATGCTTATGCTTTTTTATCTTATGACAATAGAGGGCATTTAGTAGGTATTTATCCTTTACACCCTCAAAAAGTTAGAATATGGATAGATAATGCAAAAATATTCAGTGGTAAAGAAGATTTATATTATGAATATAACAAAGATGGAAAAATATATCTATTTCAAAAAGATGAGGTACTGCATTTAAAAGGTGGTTTAAGTAAAGATGGTATTGTAGGTATGTCAGTAAGAGAAACATTAGCTACAACATTAAATGGAGTAAAAGCAAGTCAAAAGTATTTGAATAACTTATATGATAGAGGATTGACAGCTAAGGCTCTTCTAAGATACACAGGAGATTTAAACAAAGAATTACAAAAGAAAATGCTTGAAGCAATAGAAGAATTTATTAATACTGAAAATAATCCAACTGGAATACTACCATTGCCACCTGGAATGGATATTGTACCATTAGATTTAAAGTTGACTGATAGTCAATTTTTTGAATTAAAAAAATATAGTGCTTTACAAATAGCAGCTGCTTTTGGAGTAAAGCCAAACCATTTAAATGATTATGATAAGTCAAGTTATTCAAATTCAGAAATGCAAAACTTGACTTTTTATATTGATACTCTTTTATATATTCTGACGCTCTATGAAGAGGAGTTTAATTTAAAACTTCTTACAGAAAGTGAAAGACTAAAAGGGCTACATTTTGAATTTAATGTAGCGAGTATTTTAAAAGGGGATCTAAAAACACAAGCTGAATGTTTAACCAAGTATGTTCAAAGTGGAATATACACAATAAATGAGGCTAGAAAAATGGCAGGACTTACTGCAATAGATGGAGGTGATGTAATTGTAATGAATGGAAGTTATGTGCCATTAGAAAAATTAGGAATAGCTTATGAAAAAGGAGGTGCTAAAAGTGAGTAAAAATAAGTGGTTAGAAATAAAAAATCAGGCAGAAATTACTGAAATTTATATCAATGGCGATATAGAAAGTGATTCAGAAAATGATGGTTTTTTAGAAGAAGTATGGGGAATAAAAGATACTAATATATATCCATTGGATATAAAAGATGCTTTAAAAGAAGCAGAAAATAAAGAGGTCCATGTTCATATAAACAGTTTTGGAGGAAATATTTATGCAGGTATAGCAATTTCTAATATGATTAAAAATCATAAAAGTAAAACAATAGCTTATATTGATGGAATAGCTGCAAGTGCTGCATCTATAATTGCTTTTGGATGTGATGAAATTATTTTACCAAGTAATGCATATTTAATGATACATAGAGCTTGGGGAAGAGTTTCAGGAAATGCAGGAGAATTAGAAAAGTATATTGAAGTTCTAAATAAACTTGATGAAGGACTTGTTAATGCTTATATGGAAAAAGCTATTGAAGGTGTAACAAGAGAGCAAATATATGATTTTATGAAAGAAGAAAAATGGTTTACTGGGGAAGATGCTCCAGGAGTATTTAATATAAAAACTTCTGAAAAAGTAGAATTTTTAAACTGTATAGAAACAAAAAATAAATTTAAGCATATTCCAGAAAATTTATTAAATAAAAAAATTGGTGAAGAAAAAAGTAAAAAGGAACAAGCAAGACTTGATAAATTGAATAAGGAAATTGAGATTGCATTATTAATAGGAGGTATTTAATTATGAAAAAATCAGTAGAATTAAAAAAGGAATTAGAAATACTTAGAAATGAGATCACATCATTAAAAGATAGTGGAAAGATTGAAGAGGCACATGCTAAGTTAAATGGTTTTAAAGATTTAGAAAATAGAATAAAAGAAGCAGAAACAGAGGAGGCTTTAACAGTTATGAATAAAGGTAATAAAGCACCATTAGGAACAAAAGAAGAAATGAATGTTAATAGAATTTATAATAGAGTTCTATTAGGAAAATCTATAACAGAAGAAGAAAAACAATTTTTAAATGCAGCTGGAACACCAGGGCAAGTAGAAGCAACAGATGGCAAGGGTGGTTACTTAGTACCATTAGAACAATTTAATCAAATTAAAGAGTTAAGAAGAAATAAGGTAGCATTAAAAGATTATTGTAATGTATTACCTGTAACATCATTTAAGGGAACAATGCCAATAGAAAGTGGAACAACTGGCGAATTAATTGCATTTGAAGAACTAAATGAAATAAATAAATCAGATGTTGATTTTGCACAAGTTGCATATAATGTTGCTGACTATGGAGATATTATCCCAATATCAAATACTTTATTAGCTGATGAAAAAGCTAATTTAACTGCTTATATTGGAAAAAGATTTACTAAAAAGGCAATCAATACTGAAAACAAAAAGATAATAGCAATATTAAAAGCATTAAGTCCAAAAGCAGCTGCAGATTATACAGTTATAAATACTGCATTAAATGTAGATTTAGACCCTGCTATTTCTGCGAATGCAATAATTATAACTAACCAAACAGGGTTTAATTTCTTAGATAACTTAACAGATAAACAAGGTAGACCTTTATTAGATGTAAATTTACAAAATACAACACAAAAAATCTTTAAAGGTAGAAATATTGTTGTATTGTCTGATGCTTTATTACCAATGAATGTAAAAAAAGCACCTGTATTCGTTGGAGATATGACTGAATTTATAACTTTCTTTGATAGAGAAGGATTAGAATTAGCACTATCTACTGAAGCAGGATTTACTAAAAATGCAACTTATATTAGAGCAATAGAAAGATTTGATGTTAAAAAAGTAGATAGTGATGCTATGGTTTATCTTGAATTAGAAACAAAATAATAGGTGATTGATATGGCAGATATTTTAACTTTGGAAGAAGCTAAAAATTATCTAAGAATTGATTACAATGAAGATGATACATTGTTGCAATCTTTAATGATTGCAGCAATAGATTATCTTAGAGATGCAATAAATGACTTTGATAAAAAAGCAACAAAAGAAAAGTTTATTAAAAGGTCTAAAATTCTAGCTTGTGTACTTGTTCAAGATTGGTATGATAACAGAGAGCAAAAGGAAAGTAAAGACCTTAGTTATACAGCTAGAAGTTTATTAACTCAGTTACAAGTAGGTGATAACTTTGAATGATATAACTAAGAGATTAAGACATTTTATTGATGTATATCACATGATAGACACAACTAATGAACTTGGAGAAAATGATAAAAAGCCAGAGTTATTTAAAAAAGCATACTGTGAAATAGTTCCTTTAAATTCTAGTGTAAAAAATGGAGAAGCTGGAACAGAAGAAAATCAACATCAATTCAAATTCATATTTAGAATAAAATCAGTTCCTGGAATAAAAAAGGACTGGTTTTTTATTTATGAGGGATTGAAGTATGAGGTTATATATTTCAACAGAGATTTTAAAGATAATCAGTTCATAGAAGTTTTTTGTGTAAGAAAAGAGGAGTAGAAATGGGAGTTTTTTCAACAGATGATTTAAAAGAACTTGAAGAAGAAGTATTAAGACTTGCTAGAAAATATCCAAAAGAAACTAAAAAATTCTTACAAAAACAAGGGAATAAATTAAAAGCTAAGGCTAAAAAGAAAGCAAAATCTAAAGTAAAAGTAAAAAAAGGTAACTATTTAAAAGGTTTTAAAAGAGGTAAAGTTTATAAATATAAAGGTGAAGAAGACACAGTTAGAGTTTATAACTCAATGCCTCATGCACATTTAATAGAAAATGGACACATCATAAAAGATAAAACTGGGAAAGAACATGGTTTTAAAAAAGGAGAGCATATTTTAGAAGATTCACAGAGAGAGTTTCAAGATGAATTTTTAAAAGCTGCAGATGACTTTATTGATGAAGTTATTAAAAATGGAGGTTT